TTTGCCAATGTTCAACCTCATTCTGGTTCAAGTGCCAATATGGCTGCTTATCGTGTTTTACTCGAACCTGGAGATACGGTGTTGGGCTTGGCTTTAGACCATGGAGGTCATTTAACACACGGACATCGTTTAAGTTTTTCAGGCGTAGATTATAATTTTATCCCTTATTTTTTAGACAAAGAAACGGAGTTGATCGATTATGAAGGAGTTCGTCAAATTGCCTTAGAAAATAAGCCCAAACTTATTGTTGCGGGAACAAGTGCCTATTCGAGAATCATTGATTTTAAAAAGTTCAGACAGATTGCTGATGAGGTGGGCGCAAAGCTAATGGTTGATATGGCTCATATCTCTGGACTAGTTGCAGCAGGAGTGCATCCCAATCCTTGCGAATATGCGGATGTCGTTACTTCAACAACTCATAAGACCTTGAGAGGACCAAGAGGTGGAATCATTTTAACCAATGATGCTAAGATTGCAAAAGCAATCGACAAGATGGTGTTTCCTGGAACTCAAGGTGGACCGTTAATGCATGTGATTGGTGCAAAAGCAGCTTGCTTTATCGAAGCATTAGATCCATCGTTTAGACAATATCAAGAGCAAGTTATTGCCAACGCACAAGCAATGGTCGATACCTTTCAAGAAGCAGGATTTAAGGTTGTTTCTGGCGGAACTGATAATCATTTATTTACGGTCGATGTGAAATCAAAAACAGGAATTACTGGGAAAGATGCTGAGAAGATCTTGGACAGTGTTTATATTACTGTGAATAAAAATACTATTCCTTTCGATCCAGAGCCACCCTTTATTTTTACCCATCATTGCTTTTAGCATCCAGATCTCTTTATCTAAGTAACGAATTTCATCTTCTGCTACAAGGGAAACACTATACTCAGCATCGCTATGTGCAATATCACGGATTTGTGCTACAGTCAGGCGAAGTAATTCTAAATCATATAGAACATACTCCATTCCTTCTTTAACACCAATATCATCTGTTCCTAGCTCTTTAATCGTTGCTACTTGCAGATAATCTTTCATTGAACCGTACACAGTCTCTCCGGCCATTTTTAACAGCTCAGCGAATTCATCATAGCTAGCAAAGAAGCGATCATACAAAGCTTCTGTATATTTGTGCATCTTCATAAACTCATCGCCCAGTATATTCCAGTGGATATTATGAAGCTTAATCACAAACACTGCTGTGTCTGCTACATACTGATTAAGTAATTCTTTTAACCCTATTGTTTTCATGATACCTCCTAACACTATTTATTTTCCCGATAAACATGCACATCCACAATCCATGGAATCTCTTCCATCAGGATGTTTTTGACTGCCTCTTCACATTTATCATTGTTCAAATTCTTGCAGACTTCATCCATTGTGATAAATGCTTCTGCCTTTTTAACCTTCTCACATTTTAGTACAGCATCATCGTTTACAATATAAGCACTTAATTTATCTAGTAATAACTGCACTTCTTGTTGCCGAGTCATATAAAACCCCCTCCTACATTTTTACTTGTAATTTACTGGAATGATCAATCTCTCAGGGATCTGGTTCTTCAAGACTGTCAATATTCCATAAAGCTTCAATATATGCTTTTGGTATTTCTACTGCTCGGTTTCATACAATCTCTTGCTTCATTAAATAATCAATAACATCTTCGATATAATCTTCATCATGTCCCGCTGCGAATCTAAATGCATTGACACCAGTATGATGGATAAAGAATTTAGTAAAGTTTTGTTGAATCTCTCTGCTTTCAATTACATCTTTTGGATGAACATCTTCATAATAATGATCTTCTAAAACTAAAGTTAATCACTTATACAAAGGATGTTTATTAGGCCCCGTAATTTTAGTTCAATAGTTTAATATAAAACTTTTGTCTTCCACTATTTGTGGATCTAATTCAATACCTTCCAAGTTAGGAAAAGTGTTTTCAAAATCACGGCTTGGTATTAAAATAATAATTAAATCATCTTTGTATTTTTGTTTTAAATTTTTATAAGAAGCAATCTCGTTTTCAAACTTTTCCACAGTTGGATGAATGTTGATAACGAGTATATTTTTACCTTGAAAATCTTGTAAATTATATTTTGTTCTATCTCATCTTTCTAGTTTTATTTTTGGTAATGTTGACATCTTTAAACACCCCTTTGATAATGTACAACAAGGAAGTCCCATAAAAAATAAATGTGACTAATGATACCCAAAATTGCCATTCCAACATAATAACCACCTACTTGCTAATTTTATAATTAAAATACTTTGGCTTTTCTTTTTTTACAGCCTCTCCCCATAAACTATTATCGTTACAATATGTTTGCATTATTTCTAAAATCTTATAACCTGCGAAACTCTCATCACTGATAATTCCATCCTGAAATATTTGCGCTTTACCATAAACGGCACCCTCTTCAGGAGATAAACAATTCCCCGTGATTACAATAAAAGATTTGCTTTCTTCTAAACTCATTTTTCTTCGAATCGTAATGTTATAGAAACCTTCGTTTTCTAATAACTTTGTGACATACTGCTTTCCGTGAAAACGGAACCAATCTAAATGAGTAAACTTAATAATATCACCTCGTAAGATAAAACAGAATGGCTTGGCAGGGGCGACAGGATTCGAACCCATACCCACCGGTTTTGAAGACCGCTATGCTACCGTTACAACACGCCCCTGACAAACCATCCTATCTGTATGGTCTGTTTCTTGCGCTATCGAAAATAAAACCTTCTCTTGTTTCTGTTTGTGATATTAACTCCATTAAAGAGCGATATTCTTGGATATTCAATCTAAGATACATATCCTCAATAATATCTATCGGGTGACGGTACTCATCACCCTTTTTAAGCTCTATATTATAAGACTGAAAAATTTTTTCTAAATTCATTGCTATCCTCTTTGTTATATTATATCAAATCTGATTATTAAAAATCAAACTTTGCTATTCTTTGATAGCTGTTCTATAACGAACGATTAACTCCTCAATAGTTGCGTCAACGATATTAATATCGCCTTGCATCGACTCATGGAATTGACAAGCATAGTATAACTTATCTGGTGCGTTATCTGGGACTCTAAACAACATACGGGCATCTTGTGCCCCGTTGTTATATACACCTTCATTGTACTGGTCATCTAGGCCTCTGGTTTTTGTAGTTTTAATCCAGAAAGGATGTCCCTCTGCCTTAATCTCAAAAATATACTCTTCACCACGAGTCAGTTCTAAAGTTGGATTCTCCCCTTTAATATCTCCGTTAAAAATGTATTTGCCGTCCTGTGCTGTTACTAGTGTCATTGTATAATCCCCTGATGCTGCAAATCTATCGATACAAGCAGCATAACATACTTTTTGACGATCTTCATTACTCGGATATTCTTCTTTTGTTTTGGCATCATCCATACACATGGACATGCATTGATCTAAACTATTGCCTCCTACTTTCGGCATAATATAACCTCCTATAACAAGGGTTGCACAAATGGAGCAATCTCTTTAAGCTTATCAGCACAGGCATCGACCGCATTCTTTTGTTCAAATGTCATCGGGCTTGCTTTGTAACTCTTAATAAAATTAATCCAATTCTTCAATGTACCTTGCACATAAATTTTTGATTCAGATAATCCTAATGGCAAAATAGCTTCTGCTTCTATCTGTGATATGCCACTCGATCTAGCAGTGTTATAATACTCTTGGGATTGTCGAATGGTTCTGTATTGTAGCTCTTTCCATTCGTTGTTGAGAAGGGTCTCCCCCCACTCTTGGATATTGTAGTGCGTTGAAAGTTGTGTGGATACTTGATCTTCAGTTTTGATATCTCTAGTAATAAAATTTAAGCTATCATCACCATACGGCAACGATAATTCAAAAGTATAAAACAGTGGATCTGCGACAAACATCCTTGTAATATCTTTTGTATCAATTACTTCCATTGTTATTGTTATCAAATTTAATAAAGAAGAGCTTGGATTATCCACTAGATACTGTACAATATTTTGAATGTTATTGTTACTTTTATCTACCCAATAACCCTCCATAAAATCAAGAACACCCGCAATTAAAGGATGATCATTTTTGGGTGGTCCGAATAAATTAGAATAGTTGATTAAATTAACTTTCATGCTACTCTCCTCTTTCTCTGATAAAGCAAGTTGCTGCATATCTGGTAGGGCCTTCTTTTATTTCTTTGACTCCATGTAAAAACTCTGGGCTACTGTTAAAAATAACCAGGCTACCTGCAGAGGGTTTGAATGTAACTTCTTGGTGTGGAAAATCTAATTCCCCACCATTATAATCATCATTAAAATAAATAACTGCTGTGTATACCACATTGCTATCGGCCTTGCCGTCAAACCCCTCACTATCTACATGATAATCAAATTGAGACCCAGTGTAATGTCTTTGAATGTTAAGAAAAGAGTCTAATAGTGGTATGATAAGATCTGAGTTTTTAAATAACCCTATTAGTGCATTTACCCACCGATGACTTTGCTCTTCTGTGTTTACTCTTGCAACCTTGTCTACAATTCCAGGATTGATAAAGATTGTTTCATTATCTATAAGTTTTTGATAATCATCTTCATTATAGTGGTACTTGGCTAAATTTTTTACAGATTCTAAATATATTTTAGACCAATCCTCTTCTGTGATTGTCTTAGTGACTTCTATAGCTTTTTGACACTCTTCAGGTGTAATAAAGTTTTTTATTTCAATAATACCCTCATGGTGTTTCTTCATCTCATAAAGGTTAGAAATTTTTTCTATATCAGGGTACACTTTCATATTAATTATCCGGGTACAGATGCATCCAAACAAAACTTGGTATTGCGTATCTTTTACCACTAATAACTTCTTTCACACCATGAACAGATTCTTTACTTGAAGCATCAAAAATAACTAAAGAATTTTTCTTCGGCTTAATGGATATATTTTTGACAGGGAAGTGAAGATCGCCACCTTCATAATCATCATTAACATAAATCACCATTCCAAAAGCCGCATAAAGGTTGTTCATCATATCAACATGCTCTTGCATAAAATTAGTTCCATCTAACTCAGGCAAAAATTGCATTTCATCAAAATCTTTAATTAAACACGGACCCTTGAAATAAGTTTTGACCAAATTTTGAACCCTTTCTACAATCTTGGTAGGAACAGGTATAGCTTCGGAAGCATTAAATTGCGCAAGACCTCCATGAACAATACCTTCTCTTAAAACATTTTCATAGTCGGTTCTATTTAGAAATTGTTCACAATATCCCTTAAACTTCTCATACTGTTTGTACATTTTATATTGTGTAATTTGCTCGGGTGTCATATTTTGGATTAACATAGAAAGCTGATCCATTTCTTCAGCTTGTAGAAAATTTTCAATGATCATGATACCGTTGTCAAGTTCTTTAAACTCTCTATTATGATTTCGTTTAATTTCATCTGTATCAATGATAATTTTATTTTCGGATAGCTCTCCCAATATTTTCAAAATATCTTTTAAAATTGCCAAAGCAGTTTGTACACCTTCAGCATGTCGATTCACATATAACACTTCATGTGGATAATTTTTAATATTCAAGTGTGTTAAATTTTCTGGTACTATCAAGTCGTGGTTGTTTCTATTTGCTACAATAGAATTCAACCATACGGTCTGGTTGTTTCGGACAGCAGCATCAATAATTAACTGAGATCCTTCGCGATTCCACACTTGTTTGCCACAAGAGATTACAGTTTTTTTATTATTTAAGGCATCAATCATTGCTTTTTGTGGAACATCTATTCCAGGTAAACAATCAATTACTATGTCAATGTCTGGATCGTTAATTACTTGATCAATATTGTTTGTTTTGTTTATTTGGTATCTATCAAAAAAGCGTGGCTTATCAACATCTTGCATTGCTACTATTTTAATGTCAATAAGTCCTGGGTATTCCATTGCATAATCTATTAAATGACTGGCAACGCTACCCGCTCCTAATATCCCTAATGTTATTTTTTTCATGATTGTTCTCCTTATCTTATAAAAGTGACTATAGCATAGCGATAGTTATCGCTTAACACCGGTCTCACTCCGTGTACATAATCACCTGTAGTAGAAAAAATGGCCATATCTCTTTTTTGGGGTTTGATAACCAAGCCATTAAGTTCTTCTGTAATGAGCTCCCAATCCCCGCCTTCTTGTATTGGTCTTAAGTCCTCTTCTGGTGGAAAATGTAGCTCACCGCCTTCGTAGTTGTCATTGATGTATACCGCCACTGCAAACCTAATATCTTTTTCATGTGCGTCATCATAGTGATAACCCAAGAACTGGTCCTTACCATGTCTTTGTACAGTATCCAAGCCATTAAATCGATAATCAGGTTGTATGTAGTCCATTAATCGACCTGTGATATCTTGTCTAATTTGTGGTGTAATATCATCTAGAAAAAAAACTTTATCAGCCCAATACCAGTTAAAAGATGGATCATTTTCTACAATAACTCCATCGGCAATTAATTGGTCGAGATCATCTGTTCCAAATCTTTCTTTGGCTTGTCTTTTGATTTGCTTTTCTAAATATGAGTTATAAAAATCTTCTGTGGTCAGGCTCTCCAGACTGTTGTAAAGTGTCTGCTGCTCTTCTTCAGTAAGAAAGTTTTTGATTAAATAAATATCTCGATCTCCCATTTGCTGAACTTCACGACCATCTTTTTGAATGTTTTCGAAATTTAATACTTTCAATCTATCACCCCATTACAATACAGATGCGTGGATATGCTCTCGGAATATGCTTAATGGTATCACCTTGGGATCAACCCACCAATCTTCATAGTTATTTCTTACAACAAGTTTATAACCTAAAGAACTAAGCAAAACTCGCTGTGCTTCACGCACATCAATGTTTTGATAATACATTAAAGCATCATGTTCAAAAGTTATAACAGAGAATCGATATGTGTTTAACGGCAGAGCAATTAAAGCCAGTAATGTTTGGGCCGCATTGCCTACGGGATCACCTTCTTCGTTATATCCTGCATCTACATCTACCTGTAAAAAGTCAATTTGTTGCGGATAATTGTTTTCTTTAAAGTAAGAAAGATAATCAAATGTCAAAGCGTCATGTAAAAGGCATGGGTTATCTCTGTTTTCATTATACTCATCTACAAACTCTTTGACCACATCAAAGGCAACTCCTTTCCATCCGTAATCTTTTTCTAAGTGATAAGTATTACTTCCATTAAAAGAATGGAAGGCGCCTAACTCTACATAATAGCCACTGTATTTTTCTGTATCATTTTTTTTATTTAATAAGTCTATAGCAAATTTAGCTTGTGGTGTCATAGTTACCCCCTATCAATCCAGAAAACTGGAGACATATATTTTTCCCCTTTGGTCACAGGCAATGATTGATGGTAAAAAGGCTTCACGGAAGGAAAGACCACAACACTACCAGCCTTTGGCTTAATTCTAATTCCTTGTTCAGGAAAGTCAATTTCGCCTCCTTCTACATCATCGTTTAAGTAAATAACTCCTGACATAACAGGCGTGACCCCTGGCTGATCATAATCATCAACATGTGCCCCCATGCTGCCACCCACAATATATTTAGAGATACTTAAAGGTGATGGAGGAACATTTTTTAGTCCTAACTTAGTTGTATAATCCTCACCAATTTTAATAAGTGTTTCCCAAAGAGTATTATAAATATATTTAACATCCTCTGAACTTGTAGACAACTTATTGGGATCGGTTTGTTTTTGATATCCAAAAAGATAATCTGGATTGTCTGAAGGCGTCCATTCTCGCCAAGGGAATATCGCATCATTGTTTGTTAGCATGTTATTTGTGCTTTCAATTAAAGCAACAAGCTCTGCTGGTTTTTCAATTACTGACTCGTAATAAAAAATCCTGTCAGCGTATATTGTAGGATTCATTAATTATTCTCCTTGTAATATTCTTCTGACTCTTTCCATCCCTCTCTTTGTTTTTCTTGTACAGGCTTAAGAGCTTCTTTGCCAGCTTTTAGCGCTTCTAAATAACCTTCTGGATACACAGAATCAGCCCAATCAAAAGATGCTAGCATAGTGTATCTTTCACCACTAATTACTTTACTAACTCCGTGTAAGTTTTCTACACCGACATCAAAAGCAACCATTGTGCCTTGTGCTGGGGCAATAGCCAAACCATGTTCATTAAAAGTTAAGTTGCCGCCCTCGTAATTATCATTAAGATAAATGATTGTCACCATTTTGTTATCTTGCCAAGCATTTGGTTCTTTATCTAATTCTGCATTGTCATAATGGTCAGAAGCAAAAGCCCCTGGATACCATTTATGTGCGCTAAGTGTTAAGTTTCTCAGCTCTCTTTGCATTGCGTCTTCACCATACTCTTTCAGGCGTAATCTTAAATTATCAAAAAAAGTTGCATTAACTATAACATTATCTTTTCCATCACGAGAGGGCGCTAAAGGATCCATCACACGAGTATTAAAAAAACAAGTTTCTTGCCACTTATCTGCCCCTGCTTCGTAATAGTTAATCAAAGCCTCACACTCTTCTTTACTTAAAAAGCCAGGATACTCGACTATGTTATATCTATGTTCAATTCGTTCCAATTAAATCACCTCTTAAGCGAACTTGTCGCCTTTTGCCCATTGTTCTTGTTGTTTCTTTTGTTCTTCACGAATCTTGTTTGTTTCTTCTTCCCACCATGCTTGTCTTTCTTCATCATACTCTGCTTCTGCAAAGTCCCAGAAAGATACCATTGTGTAGCGTGTTCCTTTTGTAATTTCAGAAACACCGTGAATATTTTCTACACCACCCGGGAATACAATCCATGAATACGCGTTTGGTTTAAATTCGATATCATGTTTATTTAAGTCATCATGGTCATAGCAGAAAAATAAATTGCCACCTTCATAGTCGTCATTTAGATATAAGATACCGACATACTTGTTGATCTCGAAAGGGTTTGGATTTCCATCATGATCAGAGTTGTCAGAGTGAGGCGCAGCAAATCCACCGACATCCCATTTTTGCGCATGTGATGTATTGGGTTTTACTTCACGACCAAACACTGCTTCAACTCCTTCTTTAAACTTGTTTCTTAAATCATCAAAGAAAGTCCCGTATAAGCCGAACTCAGGTAGCTTAGGGTCATTGGGATTTAAGCCCATTCCGCCAGATCCAAAGAAAGCAATTGGCCCCCATCGATCTGCCTGATCTTCAAAATAACGAATCATATTAGCCGCTGTTTCTGGCTCAACAAAATTAGGAATTTCTACAATGCGGTTTTGTTCAATACCCAAAACGCCTTTATCATTAGGCTCGTCTTTATAAACAATAAACTTTTCTGGGTCAAAATTTTTAATAAGCATTTATTTCACCTCTAGTTGAGACATCCAAAACATTCTTGCGAATCTTTTAGTGCCAGTTTGAACTCGTCTTACACCATGATAAAATGGAGGACGAGATGGAAAAATTATAATTCACCATCGACCAAACGAACTTCCGTTTCCTTGCCATTGAAGATGCGGTAATCAATTTCGCCACCCTCATAGTCATCATTGAGATAAATAGTTACAGTATATTCAGCTTTTGGTCCTGGTTCAAACTCATCTTTTTGATAAAAGTCAGTATGAAAAGGTAAAGTCAATTCTTTAGTCCCGCCTGCTGCACCTTTAGTCGTATCATGTTTAGTTGCTGTTACTTTACTTTCGTTGGCAATTTCTTCTTCTTTCGCTGCACGGCCTTCGTATTTTAAAATATTACTACCACCATGCAACCAGTTATCTAGTTTGCCTTCATATTGTTCGAAGTAATATTTTGTGGATTCGTAAAACGCACCTTCCA